ACCCCCCCGCCGCGGGGAGACAACCGAGCGTTCAGGTGGTGTCGTAGAATACGTGGCACAGTGTGCGACCAGTGCTGCAAGAAGTGCGAGTATAACGATGACTGGCATTGCAGATTTGATTCTGTCGGCAAAGCTCGTATGTACGAACTAACCTACGCTAATAACGATGACGAGCGAAGAATATCAAAGTTCGAAGACCGTTTAAAGCAGACAAAAACAAAAGCATCAAGAGAATTAATGAACAATATTATTGAGCAGATTAAAGAGAGAATAGCTGAACGAGATAAAGAATACGAGAGTATTCACAGCGGGGAAGTTATTCTGACAAAGGAGTAAATTCATGGAAATAATCAACGAAGCAAGAGCGAAGATAACAGAAGAATCGCTAGAAATAAAAGGTGCGTTGGCTATATTTATTGAAGAAACAGTAAACGAGCACTGCACCACAGAAGAAGTAGCAAACAAGATCCTTGATGGCAAGAAGTCCATCAAGGATTTAATAAATAACATAACAAACAAAGCAAAGGAAAAAGCTGTGAAAAATGTAGCTGCAATCTCAGATGAAGAAGTGAGAGGAATGGTACTGAAGTATTACGAGATTGACGATGCAAAAGCAAGCGGTACAGAAGTAGTAGATATCCTGGATCTAATTTAAGGAGTCGGCTATGGAATACATATATAACAACATCAAGGATATACCTGTTGATATTGAGTATCCAGACAATTTTGAAGAAGTCATTACAAAGGATCTATATAAGCCAATCATATACGACAGGTTCAAGAAAATAGCGCACTGCCCTAAATACGGAGAAACATTTGATTACATAGACACGATAAGAAAAGGCGATGTTATTCCATATAAAGGTGAAAGAAGAACAGTGATGCCTCATACATGCTATCCACAAATTAGCGGAAAAACATATGTGTGGATGTTCTATAAAAACGAAACAATATATTTTGTAGTCGCATATGCATCATGGGTATACAACGGAGAAGTTGTTGAAGAGATACATGACTATACAAAAATATATCTGGAGCAAATTATATGTGTATCCAGAGAAGAGCAGTTTATGTATGTGTATGAACGATATTGTGGTGGTTGGAGTAGACATATAAACAAAAATATATTTATAGCAAGTATAAATGGACCCTATAACTTTATAGAACCAGAACAGTTTGAAGATACATTCCTGAAGTATATGGATATCAGAAAAAACTATCCAGAATACATGATGAAAGAAGCTGCATTATGTGCCAAGTATCCTCAAGTTGAATTTATTAAAAAGGCAGGGCTAGAAGAAATCATAAGATGCAAGATTCAAAAGTGGCCTGTATATATAAGACCGAACTGGAGAGCAAAAACAATCCCTGGCTTTTTAGGACTAACACATCAAGATGTTGAGAAGCTAAAGAGTTGGAACATGTTTGATCTGTCGAGCATAGCTATATACAAGATTTTATCTAGGCATGCGAAAGTAAAGAAAAATCATATAACGCTTGTCAGAAACGGATTTTCTTTAGAAAAAATATACCATCAGCAGGAGGAAAATTATGTAAGGCTCGCAACGTATTTCAACAAACAGAGAGAAAAGAGAAAAGCTAGTGACACTATCCGCTGTGTGTCTATCCAGAGAGAATACGATGACTACATAAGGCAGTTAGAAGAACTTGGATATCCATTAAATGATTACTATAGATATCCAAAGAACCTTACAGAAGCACATGACCGGGTGTCAGAAGAATATCTAGCAATGCAGGACAAGAAAAGGCAGGAAGAGAACAGAAAGCGACAAGAGAAGTTTGAAACAGAATATTTGCCAAGACTGGAAAAGATGTGCTGGCAAGACAACAAGTATCTGATCCGACCTTTGAGAAACAAACAAGAGTTTGATGATGAGGGAAGAAACAATTGCAACTGCGTAGCCTCTTACTATGAAAGAGCAACAGAGGGAAGAGCATCGGTTTTCGTATTAAGGAAAATCGGAGCTGAAGAGGAATCCTTTGTAACTGTCGAGATTGACCTAAAAAGAGGAGAGTTAAAGCAGTGCTATGGACAAGGTAACCGACTGCCAGAAAAAGAAGTTACAGAATGGGTAGAAAAATGGATAGTAAAGATGATTAAGAAGTTAAGGAAAGCCAATAAAGCTACACTGAAAGGAGCAGCATAATGAATGAGATTACAAATGTTGAGTACGAAGTACAGAAAGAACTGGTTGATAAAACAACAGAAGAATTACAGATAGAAGTCAATGGACTGTATCACCAAATGGAAATGATTGGCAACATTGCAATGATGATTGCTGCCAATGCCGGACAGAGGCTATTAGTCATTAAGGACAGATTAAATCATGGTAAGTTTGAATCATGGTGTGAATCACACCTGGATTTTTCCAAAAGAAAAGCCGAGATGATGATGTCTCTGGCCAAAAGATGCGAGGAAGAAAATAGCCTTTTTTCAAAAACGCAAACGTTTGCGGATTTGAGCATTTCCAAGATATTCACGCTCTTAGCAGCACCTGAAGAGGTTGCTGTAGAGGTTGTAGAAAATAATGATATTTCCGAAATGACAGTCAGAAAACTGAAGAAAGAGATTGCGGATCTTAAATCTCAAAATACAGAAATAGTTGAACTGAAGAAGTGGATTAAGAGGCTGGAAGAAGAAAAGAACGAACCAGGAGCAAGTTCTGATGAACTCGAGAAAAGAGATAAAGAGATTGAAGAGCTGAAAGAAAAGCTAAAGAAAGAAAAGGAAAAGCTAAAGAAGAGTAAGAGTGATACTGATGAAGAGGTTAAGAAAGCTCTTGAAGAGGCAAGAGTTGAGCTAGATAGAGAAATTGAAAAGGCTGTAGCTACCGCTAAGGTCCAGGCAAAAGCTGAAAATATGAAAACTGAAGAGGAACTATCAAAGGCAAGAGCAGAGGTTGAAAAGCTAAATGTAGCAGTAGCGAGCGGAGAGGTCCTGACAGCCTTCAGGATTAATGTTAACAATCTGCAGACTACATTCAACGAGTGCATGAATCAGCTTAACGATATGGATAAAGATTCTGCGGATAAGTTCAAAGGGGCACTAAAGAAGATTCTTACAACTGAACTCGAAACACTATCTAAATAAAGAGGTCAACATGGAAGATGAAGTAATAATGGAATTCTTAGCAAGTGAATTCATCGCTGAAAAGAAGAGGCTCCCGGAGGGAACAGAAGTAGATGCATTAGCAATAGGGTTCCAGGCAGGAACAAAGCTGATGAATCAACTTATAGAAGAGGCGGTACCAGAAGATGAAGAAAATTAAGTGGGTAAAGAAAAGAAATGAAGAGGTTAGAAATGGAAGCATATAACATAATCCCAGAGTGGAACGAGCTCATTGTAAAAGAGCTAACACTAGATGATGAAGAGTACACCAAACATAAGTGGATGTACATCGAAAACTTACCAAAATATAACGAAGATGTATTAGTGACTGATGGAAGTGATGTATGGATAGATACATTCGATGAAGACATAAATGGCGAAATTTATCTATCTGCCACATGCTGTACTGTGGATGAAGTGACCGCATGGATGCCGCTGCCAAATCCATACAAGGAGGAATAATGAGCATTAGACAACTCAACATTTATGGTGTTGATAAAGTACAGGTAGCCGTTGATAGGCTGCGAGCTTTCGAACCAAAAGAGGGCTACTATCTTTGTTTTAGCGGCGGAAAAGACAGCAGTGTAATCAAGGCACTGGCTGATATGGCAGGAGTTGCCTATGATGCACACTATAGCTGCACAGGCATAGATCCACCAGAGGCGGTGAGATTTATCAAAAAACAGCACCCTGACGTTGCGTTTGAATTCCCTTATGACAAAGAGGGAAAGAGAATCACAATGTGGAATCTGATTCCGAGGAAGAAAATACCTCCAACAAGACTTGCGCGATATTGCTGTCAAGAGTTGAAGGAAGTTGGCGGAATTGGCAGATTCATTGTTACAGGTGTTAGATGGGCGGAAAGCCATCAAAGAAAGAATAGGCGCAATCTTGCCGAAGAACATTTGAAATCGGGTAAGCGCAAAATGTCAACTGACAATGTTGCTGATGCACCAATGTTTAAGTTTTGCTACGAATACCATAAGAAGATTCTGAATCCAATTATAGATTGGACGGACGAAGAAGTGTGGGAGTTTATCAAAGAGTACAACGTGCCATATTGCGAACTTTACGATAAGGGGTTCAAGCGAATTGGTTGTATAGGTTGTACCATGTCGATTAAAGCAAAGCAAGAACTTGACTCGTATCCAAAAATAAAAAAGCTGTATTTGAAAGCATTTGAAAAAATGCTAGAGGAAAGGCACAAGGCAGGTTTAAAAACTGATTGGAAAACAGCAGAAGAAGTTATGGACTGGTGGTGTAAGAAGGCTTAAAAACTGATTGGAAAACAGCAGAAGAAGTTATGGATTGGTGGCTAGGCAATGATTAAGTCTAAAGAAAATGCAGCCATGTACACCGAGGAACAAAGAGAGGGAGTGTGTAAGTGGTGTAGAAAGAATAATCAAAATAAATGTAAAGAGTGCGCAATACCAATAACGCCAGCATATGAAGGAGAGCAAGAATGAACAGTGTCATATTAATTGGCAGATTGACAAGAGATCCAGAGCTAGTATATACACCAGGGAATCAAACTGCAGTAACACACTTCAGCATTGCAGTAGATAGACCCAGAACACAAGGAAGAGAGAAACAGGCTGATTTCATCAGAATAACAGTCTTTGGCAAGCAAGCTGAAAACTGCGATAGATACTTGCACAAAGGAAAACAAGTAGCTGTTAATGGAAGAATTCAAACAGGCAGCTACAAGAACAAAGAAGGGCAAACGATATATACAACAGATGTAATTGCAAACAATGTAGAGTTCCTGGGCAGTAGCCAGCAGAGCACGCCAAGGCAGCCAGATGAAGCATATACAGATACAGTACCACAGTTCGGTGAAGAGTTACCAGATGCATTTGAGGCAACTGAAGAGGACATACCATTTTAGGAGGAAAAATAAAATGACACTTGAAGAGGCTATAAAACACGCAGAAGAAGTCGCAGCAACAAAAAGAATTAGAAGAAATAAAAGAGAACTCAATCATAATTCCAAATAACAGCACGGAGTGGGAGGTTGCAAAAACTTTAATAGATGCAGTCGGGAGGTTCAAGACATGGAATGGTTCTTACAAAATAGACAATGTATTTGACGTAAATGAAATTGCAGATATAGGAAACCACTTGATGAATTATGCAAATGTGGAGAGAACAGATGATTATTAAACCAAACTATAACAAATACAGGTTGTGTGAAGTAAAGGGCGAGATTGGTTACTTTCACGGATGGGAAGAAATATCCGATGTAATATCGCCATCTCCAATGATTGGTGGGTATCCCGGCGGGCAAGTAAGTAGAACGTATGGGATAGTAGAATTCCCAGACAGAATCGAAGAAGTGATACCATCACAAATAAAATTTCGAGACAAAACCAGTGGAGAATTAAAACACATAACACAGGCAATAAAAGATATGAAACTGTAGCAACTAACTTAATAAGGATTATAAAGAGCACAAAAAAGTAGGTAACTTAACTACACAAGTTACAGATCATATAAATCTGCAGATGGTCGAAAGGCCATCTGCATAACCTTAGGAAATAAAAAACTACATATATATAGAAGAAAACAGTCCGGTGCAAGTCCGGAGTAAAGGTTCATTAGAGTATTAATAATAGAGCCATATAGGATGGGAAGATAAATGTCAAAAGTAATCAGAGAGATATGTGCAGCTGGAGCTGTAATAGACGTTGCTATCAGGATGACGTTAAGAGCATCTAAAGGTTGCAGAAAAGAAAAAAAGAATAAGACCAATGAAGCTGTGCAGAAATATAATGATCGCTTATCAGTTAAGACATTAGCTAGATTATTAAACATGAACTTTTTCCCTGGAGATTTTCACACCACTCTAACATACGCAGAGATAATGAGTGTTGAAGAGGCTAAACATCAGCTGTCTTTATTTATTGACAGGATGAGACGAGAATATGCAAAGCAGGGTAAGGAATTTTATTACGTTGCTGTTACAGAATATAAAAACAAAAGAATACATCATCACATCGTGATGAATTACATAGATGGTGCGATTATTGACAAGCAGTGGAAGCTGGGTCACATATGGTTATCCACACTTGATAGATCGCGTAATTACACAGAGCTTGCAGAATACCTAGTTAAAGAGACTCAGCAAACATTCAGGGAGCCAGAAAACTCGACAAAGAGAAGATGGACAGCAAGCAGAAACCTGAAGAGGCCGATTGTTAAAAGAGAGTATGTGAGTATTGCACAGCTGTTTGACGAACCTAAAGCATTTAAAGGATATCAGCTTGACAAGGATTCAGTTAGAAAGTTTGAGAATCCAATCACAGGACTTGAACATAAAGAATATCAAATGATAGCCACAGAACCAGTACCAAGAATAAAGACGTGGCGAAAAGGGAAGATAGTTAATAGGCAAGAGGGATATATCCGCATGGCGGCAATAGAGCAGGTCAGCTTTGAGGACTTAGTTAGCGTAGACACTCTGTAAAGAGTGGTTGGTTTTGGTAGGTGAAATATGACAGCAAAAGAATTTATGAAACAGCATGAAAGAATCGTTGAGAAGATAAGGCAGGTTGAGATACAAATATATGACATTGAGCAAACACTGGGGATTAAGGGAGTCAATTATGACTCTCAACCACACGGAAGTGGAATCAGTCAAGTAACAGAATTTACAGCAACAAAACTAATTGAACTTAGAGAAGTGCAGAGAGATTTAGTTGACAAGCTATGGACAAAACGAATTGAGATAGAACGCGTCATATTTATGATTGAAAATGCGACATTAGCTGAACTGCTACAGAGAAAGTATATTAGGCTACAGAAGTGGGACGACATAGCAACTGATATGAAATTCGATAGCAGGTATATATATAAACTTCATGGCAAAGCTTTAGTTGAGGCCGATAAAATTATAAGAAAAAGAAAGAGGACATAAAAAGACAGGGTACCGGTCGTGTATAGTGTATGTGAGGAATCCATAATAAAACTCCTTAAATAATATTGTTATAGCGGTGGCGAAAGCTGCCGCATTTCTTTTGTCGAAGAAAGGTACATGGGCAATGGCTAAAGAATTTGCTAAACCTTTTTATAATTCAAAAGCATGGAAAGAAACGAGACAGCTAATCATAGAGAGAGACAGAGGCAGATGCCAAGAGTGTGGGCGTGCTGCCAATGAAGTTGATCACATTGAAGAGCTGACCAAGGACAACATAGATGATACAAACATAACATTGAACCCCGACAACCTTAGACTGCTCTGCCATGAGTGTCACACAAGGAAGACGAAGCAAGAGCAAGCAAGGCAACAAGGAAACAAACAGCAAGACTACCTAGTCCTAGATAAAATAATATTTGATGTTGATGGATTTCCGATAGTAGGGAGCCCCCCCAAAAAAATATGAGGTATCCCTATTACAACAGACCGACCAGTACCCACTCGTTTTGTTGAGTAACGCGTGCATGAGGGTGTGGTCAAGCTTTTTGCATTAAGATGTATACAAAATCACAAGAAGGGATGTGAAAAAATGGCTCAATTCCAGCAAATCTATACAGAACGGCAACGTCAGCTTCGCATCTCAAAGGAGAAGCAAAGACTTGAAAAAATACTGGGCGAACAAGACGATTTAGCGTCCGAACTCATATCAACCGCTGCGTTTTTAAAGGTGGAAATCGAGGAAACAGAGGCTATAATTCGCCGTGATGGAGTGGTAGAAGTTTACAAAAATGGTGATAATCAGTGGGGACAAAAGAAGAGCTCTGCTGTAGAAGTTCATGATAAATTCATTAAGAATTACCAGTCTGTTATAAAACAAATCGCAGAACTGCGCAGTGGTGGAGATGTTGAACAAGAAGATGAATTTATCGCATTTATTCGAGGGAAGAAATGAGCAACTACATAACGGACTATTACACGAAAATAGTCAACAAGGAGGTACTTGTAAATGATTTAGTGAAAAAGCAGTATGATATCTTGGCCAACGCAAGCGAAAAAAACACTGGGGAATTTCATTTTGATGAAGAGGTTGCCACAAAGCATATAAACTTCATGGAATTCTTTTGTAAACAATCGCAAGGGCAGATGGGAGCACCTATAAAGTTTGAACCTTTTCAGCTAGCTGCATTGGCAGCTGTATATGGATTCGTTGACGATAATTTGTTGAGACAGTATAGAGAAATCAATTGGTTCATGGGCAGAAAAAACGGTAAGACAACAACCACATCTTGCGTATCACTTGATCACTTGTGTAATGACGGAGAAGGTGCGCCAGAAGCATACTTCTTGGCCACGAAAATGGATCAGGCTAAAAAGGGATGGGATGAAGCTGTGAGAATGAGGAAACATTCGCCGGCACTCCGGAAGCACATCAAGAAAAGAGCTTCGGATCTTTATATGCCACTTAACGAGGGAATTATAAAACCGCTAGCTTCTGATGTTAAAAAGCTCGACTCATATAATGCTTCACTCGTAGTTATAGATGAGCTCGGAGCGATAACGAACCGATCGCTCTATGACGACATGAAGCAGTCACAATCATCAAGGGCTCAACCGTTATTGTTTTGTATATCAACAAATAATTTCATACGAGATGGAATATTTGATGCGCAGGTCGCTTATGGGAAAGGTGTGCTGAATGGCACCATCCAAGATAAGCGATTTTTATTTTTGTTTTATGCACTCGAGAAAAAAGAGCAATGGTTAGATCCTAAATATTGGATTATGGCTAATCCAGGACTTGGAACAATCAAAAATGCAAAGATCCTGGAAGAGAATGTAAATAAGGCAAGAAATGATAGGCAATTCAGACCAACAGTCATGGTAAAGGATTTTAACGTAAATGAAAATCCAAATGCTGCATGGCTTGAATATGAAGAGGCTTTGAATGAAAAGAAGCTTGATATGGATTATCTGTATAACAGCTATGCGATAGGTGGTGCGGATTTATCAGCGACGACAGATTTAACATGTGGAACGCTTTTGATTATGAAACCTAACGATCCACAAATATATGTAATTCAACATTACTTTATTCCTGAAAGCAGAGTTGAAGAGATTGAAAAATCCGATACACCAGAAGCACCTTATAGACTATGGGCTGAACAAGGGTGGCTAACTATTTGTGGAGGAACACAAGTAAATTATCATGATGTAACAGAATGGTTTTATTCTGTATGCAAAACAAACAAAATTAGTCCTCTTTGGTCAGGATACGACAGAGCCTTGGCCGGTTATTGGGTCGAGGAAATGGAAAACTACGGTTTTACGATGGAAAAAATTGCACAGGGAGCATTTACCTGGACGTATCCATTCAAAATGCTAAAAGGCGAATTTAAGGCGCACAATGTAGTTTACGACAAAAATCCAATTACGTTGTGGTGCTTGACGAACACGGCTGTAAAATCAGCTAATTCTCAAGGAATCGAATCGCAAATGCCTATAAAGCTAAAAAGCAATCGCAGAATTGACGGCACTGTGAGTTTGTTAAATGCATATACATGCATGAAAAATCATGAAGAGGAATATTTGTCATTAATCAAGTAGAGGAGAGAAATGTTTGATTTTATTAAAAAATTCACTGTGAAGGTGAAAGAAAAAATGACGAGCTGGAGAGAGTACGGAGGATTCAGAGCGACATTTACAAGTTTTGGAGCAAATATATATGCTTCAGAAATAGTGCGAAGCTGTATCCGAACTCTTGCGGAATATACTAGTAAAGCTGACATTGCTTCAAGTAATAAATCGGTCGAAATGACTCTTAAATATGCGCCAAATATTTTTATGAATGGTGCAGAATTACTAAGCAAGATTCGAACAATTTATGAAATTGAAAATACTGTATTTATTTTGATGGACAAAACACCACAAGGAGTTCGGAATTTTTATCCAATCATCTATACCAATTTCGAGGTTTTAAAAACAGATGATGGAATGCTATTTATAAAGTTTAGGCTCAAAAATTCGAAAGAATTGATTGTGGCATGGGATGATTTAATAGTTCTCAGAAAGGACTACTATCAATCAGATATAGTTGGAGAATCAAATGCACCAATACTCAACACGCTCGAAATGAATCATAAAGCTGATGAAGCATTGAAAAATGCATTTCAATCGACTGCAAACTTAAGAGGTGTGCTTAGATACAGTTCTACTGGTGGGCTATCATCAGAAGATTTAGAAGATAAGAAAAAGCAGTTTATTGAATCTTACTTATCAAAAGAAAATTCCGGAGGAATTGGTGTCCTAGATAAAAATTTTGAATTCCAGGGAGTCACGTTAAATCCGCTAACAGCAACATGGGCTCAGATGAAAGAGTATAGAGAGAATGTGTATAGATACTTTGGAGTCAATGATAAGGTTATTCAGTCATCTATGACTGCAGATGAAGCGCAAGTGTTCTATGAAGCAAAGATAGAACCGTTTTTAATCAATCTATCTCTGGCTTTGTCAGCAAAAATATTCACGCAAAACCAGCTTGAAAGAGGCGAATTTGTAAAGCTTCAGTCATCAGCGATTCAGTTTATTTCAATGACTGAAAAATTGAATTTGAAACAGTACATCGATATTGGAGCAATAACAATAAATGAATGGCGAAAGATGATGAATATGGCACCAACTTCATGGGGTGACGAACCTATTAGGAGATTAGATACAGCAACGATAAAAGAAGACTCAAAGGAGGGAAAAGATGAGTGAGAAAAGCAACATCAAAAATCTAATTGAGGGCAAGGGCTTTCAATTTAGAGATTTTAAGATTGATGTTAAGACAAGAGCTGCTGAAGAGGCTGATGATGGAAAAGAACATCACATCATTGAAGGTATGCCGGTAGTGTATGACAATGAAACAGTTCTTTGTAAATACAAGGGCTGGGATGGTCAGAATGTCGAGATTCGAGAGACAATTGTTTCAGGGGCGCTTGATAACGCAGACATGAGCGACGTAATATTCAACGTTAATCATTGTGGCAGGGTGTTCGCAAGACACAATGACAAGTGCAATGATTTAGAGCTTAATCTAAAGAGCAATGGCCTCGAGATGAGAACAGAACTATGGGATGATGACGAAGGTCATAATCAGTTATTCAGAGACATTAAGAGAGCGCATCTTAACAAAATGAGCTTTGCATTTACTACAAAAAAGTATGAACGTTCTGAAGAGGTTGACGAGGACAACAATCTAAAGATTGTTAGAATCCGAATAACTGAAATTGATAAATTGTACGATGTTTCTGTTGTAGATATACCAGCTTATGAAGCGACAGAAATTTCAGCACGAAGAATCGTGGAAGCAGCAAGTGACCAAGAGGAAGCAGCAAGCAAAAACGCAGTAAGCGTGGCTCGTGCAAAATATGAGTATTTTTTAACTGAAAACTAGGAGGAATTAAAATGATTAAAAGAGAAGATTATTTAACAGCAGTATCTTGCAGAAGTAAGATTGAAGAAATCACAGCTCAGGTAAGAAAGAGCACAGATGTAGCAGAGATTGAGGAATTCACGAATGATATGAAGGATCTCAAGGACAGAGAGAAGGAACTTGCCGAGATCGAAAAGAGAAAGCAGGTTGCAGAAGGAATTGCGACAGGAACAACACCTGCTACAACAATTGAGAGGGGGGCAACTATGCCACAGACTACAGAAAAGATATACAACGCAGATTCTCCAGAGTACAGAACTGCATGGCTCAAGAGAATGGCTACAGATGCGAAAGATGGGGCTATGCTCCTAGGAGAGCTAACAGAGGTAGAGAACAGAGCCTACACGATGACAACTGCAAATACCGGAGCGGTTGTTCCAACAGTAACGCTAGATAGAATTAAGGATCTGCTTCACCATGAGACACCACTGCTAGATGATGCAGTATCTCAGGGAATGGAACAGGGATTTGCAATTCCTGTAAGAACGTCTATTACTGCAGGAGATGCAGCTGCAGTTGCTGAAGGTACAGCAAATGATGATGAGCAGGACGAATTCAAGCTAGTTCCAATGCCAGGTGTTGACATTAACAAGACAGCAACCATGACAAAAAGAATGAGATTCATGTCAATTGATGCATTTGAGACGTGGCTCACAGAAGATATATCAAAGAGGATTTCAGTAGCAAAGGAGAAGGTTCTTATTGCAAGACTAACTGGTGTTGCACCTAAGGCTGGCATTGCTGTTAATGCAGACGTTGCAATTGCGACAGAAAACAAACTAACTAACGTAGACTGCGACGATAAGACCATAAGAAAGATTATGGGGCAGTTGGACGGTTCAGGCCAGTCAGTTGTTTATGCAAACAGATACACTATCTATAACAAGTTTGCTGCAATTGAGGACAAGTCAGGCAAGAAGATGTTCATCGAATCTGCACAGGTAGATCCAACAATTAAGGGTGTAATGTACGGAGCTGTTATTAAGCTAGATCCACAGATTCCAAACGATGTAGCAATCTTTGGAACAATCGGGGAGCTAGATTGCAACGAGTTCGGGCCACTTGAGGTATTCTCAACACTAGAGGCAAAAACTGCAAATACCATCTTCACCGGTGCAGTTACATTCGATGGTGGACTTGAAAATCCAAAGGCGTATGCTCACGTTACATTCAAGAATGCGTAATTTCGTTTAACGTAGGAGAAACAGCATGAGTATTAAAGAGTCAGTAAAAAAGCTAATTGGCATCAGTCATACTCAACTGGATAGCGAAATAGACAGACTTGAAAAAACCGCAAGAGCGGAACTTGTGAGACTTGGAATAGTCGAGAATAAAGCAAATAGTCAAGATGACAGCCTTGTTGAAGAGGCTGTCATTGATTTTATTTGTCAATTCATGGCTAGTGATGAAAAAGAGCGTGCCTTGTGGTCAAGAGCTTGGGAAATAACGTCTGGGAATCTCAAGAATTCCAAGGGGTATCATACTTGGAAACTCGAAGGAGAAAAGAATGTATAACGAAATCATTAAGCTTTGCAAAACAACACTTGCGGTTGATGAGTATGGCAATGAACTTGAAACAAAACCTACAAAGCGTGAAGTGTTCGCGCAAATACGCAGCATAAGGATGAGTGAGTTTTATGCAGCTGCTACAGCTGATATGTCACCTAGCTGCGTTGCGGTTTTGGCAGATTACAGAGATTACGAAGATGAAGAGGTTGTTTTTTGGAATGCTGAAAAGTACAGGGTGCTCAGAACATATCGCAAAGGAAAACAACTAGAGCTTACATTGTCAAAGAAATTAAAGGATATAAAAAATGAGTGATTGGGTAGCGAAATTTAATGAAATACTTAGTGATTATGAGACAGAAGCGTGTAAAATTGCCGAGCATGAAATAGGCAAGGCGGCAAAAGATGCGGCCAAAGATTTAAGAGCAACAGATTCGCTTTTTAAAACTCATCACAAAGGGTATGCAAAGGGATGGACTGTAAAAAATAAGGGAACATTTCAAAATCCTGAATACATAGTCCACAACAAAAAACATTACCGCTTAACTCATTTGCTTGAAAATGGTCATGCGATGGTTGTGCACGGTAAACGTGGTGGAAGAGTAAGACCTATTAAGCATATAGAACCGGTCGCAAATAAATACATCAAAGAATTGCCAGACAGAATCGAAAGGGCGCTTAAATGATTTTAGATACGTTAAAAAAGACAAAACTTCCAGTTCGATATTCTCATTTTAAACGAGAACAAGAACCACCATACTTGATATACATTGGGGATGGTCAAGAAGGGTTCAAGGCTGATAACACAATTTATAACAAGCAAAACAATTATCAAATTGAGTATTATTTTGCAAAGAAAGACGAGAAGATGGAAGCTATCATCGAGCAAACATTGCTAGATGATGGCTATATTTACGAAAAAAGTGATGATATTTTCCTTGATGATGAGGGAATGTTTTTAATTTACTATCACGTGTAAAGGAGAAAGAAAATGGCAGAAGTACAGGATAAAAATATAGTTGAATTTGGACTGTCAGAAGTTCATGTCGGTACTTACGAAGTAGGTCCAACTGGCACAGTAACTTTAGGACCAGCATATAAAGTCCCTGGTGCGGTTGAGCTTGGACTAGATCCATCAACAGAAACATCAGAGTTTATGGCAGATAACGTTAAGTACTACGTTGATTATCAGGACAATGGATTTGAAGGAAGCTTGGAAATGGCTAGATTTTCAGACGAATTTAAAACTAAGTTTCTAGGTTACACAAAGCTAACAGATGGCGGAATTGCCCTACTTAAGGGGGCAAAGAAACCTAAAGTGTATATTGCGTTCCAGGGAGAAGGTGACGTCCAGTCAAGACGTTGCATCCTATATAACGTTGCTCTATCAAGCATTAAGACAAAGCACAAGACGGTAGAAAAAGGCAAAGATCCGCAGACACAGTCAATTGATATTACTGTTACAGGAGATAATGCAACAGGCATTGTTAGAGCTGATTATGTCCCAGAAGCTACAGGGTATAAGACGTTATTCTCAGCACCACCAAAGCCAATATTGCCAACAGGCTAAAGGAGGTTGTAAAAATGGCAATTAAAAAAATAAAGATTGATAACACCAACCAGCTGACGCTTAATAGCTCAGCTGGTTGGCTTTTTGAGTATCAGAGTCAATTTGGCAGAGATATATTACCGGACTTACTTCCGGTTATTGGAGCAGGCGTTGAATTTATCGCCGGCATTTTCGAAGAAAATGGAACAGTAAATCAAGATAATATTTCGTCAATTCTTGATTCAAGAAAAGACGAGGTAATTGTACAGCTAGCAGGAATGGAAGTCATGACTGTAATTCAAATTACCTGGGCTATGGCAAAGAATGCTAACGACGAAATCGAACCACCAAGAGAGTGGCTAAAGCAGTTCGAAACATTCCCAATAGACATAATTTTACCGATTCTATTTGAGTTAATTGCAAAATCGTTTGTAAGCTCAAAAAACTTGAATCGCCTCAGGAAGATCAAGAAGGAAGCGAAGATAAACCTATCACGCTTGACGACATCGTCGTCGGAGCAGTCGCAAGAGGACTTGACCTCCGAGGCGTAAAAGAAATGAACATCGGTTCTGTTGTTGATTTTTGCATAACATACAACAACACAATGAACTCTGAAGCTGAAGAGGATACACACGAACCGAGAGTAAGAAGACGGAAAGCAACTCAAGCAGATTGGGATGCTTTTTATGGAGGTTAAAGCATGGCCGGGAATATTAAAGGAATTACAATTGAATTTAGAGGTGAGACCACAAAGCTCGGGAATGCTCTTAAGAAGATTAAAGGCGAAGCTGGCAAAACCAAAAGTGAACTTAGCAAGATTGATAAAGCACTTAAGTTTAAACCAGGAAATGCAGAGCTTCTTATACAAAAGCAGAGTGCGCTAAAAGAAAAGGTTGCGCAAACAACGGAAAAGCTCAAGGCTTTAAAAGCAGCACAAGCCAAAATGGATGCAAGTGGAGTAGATAAGACTTCTGCAGAATATAAAGAATTGCGCAGAGAAATTATCACAACAGAGGCTCAGCAAAAGCTCTTCAACAAAGAGTTGAAGAAACTTGCCTATCCAAAACTAACAGCGTTAGGCACACAAATGAAAGAAATTGGGAATAAAGCCAAGGCAGTTGGTTCAACAATGACTCAATATCTGACTGTGCCACTTGCTGCAGTTGGAGGTGCATCACTCAAAGTAACTGCTGATTTTGATTCAGCTATGAGTAAGGTTAAAGCGGTATCAGGAGCGACAGGAAGAGAATTCGAACAGCTTCGGAACAAAGCTAAGGAGATGGGAGAGAAAACAAAGTTTTCTGCTTCAGAAGCAGCGGAAGCCATGAATTATATGGCTATGGCAGGTTGGAAAACATCGGACATGCTCAAGGGTATATCTGGAATCATGAACCTTGCTGCAGCTTCAGGAGAGGATCTTGCAACGACTTCGGATATCGTAACTGATGCCCTAACAGCGTTTGGACTCTCGGCATCTGAGTCGTCACACTTTGCTGATGTATTAGCGGCAACATCATCTAATGCAAATACCAATGTTGCTCTTATGGGAGAATCATTTAAAACTGCCGCACCAGCTGCGGCAGCTCTTGGCTATTCAGCGGAAGACACATCTTTAGCAATTGGACTTATGGCCAATGCAGGTATAAAGGGTTCAGAAGCTGGAACTTCCTTAAGAGCTGGTTTACTCAGATTGGCATCACCAACAGCCGAAGCAAAAGCGGCAATGGAGAAGTACGGAATCACGCTGACTGATGCAAACGGGAAAATGCTTCCATTTAAAAATGTTATGGAACAGTTAAGGCAGAAAATGTCAGGACTTTCTGAAACAGAAAAAACGGCTGCATTGACAGCGATGTTTGGCAAAAATGCATTTTCTGGTTGGGCTGCTGTTGTTAATGGTAGCGATAAAGACTTCAACAAATTAAGTGGAGCGATTTCAAACTGTGATGGTGTATCTCAAAAGATGGCTGATGAGATGAATAATAATCTCGGTGGACAGCTCATCATACTTAAATCACAGCTACAAGGCATAGCGATATCTATAGGAGATACTTTAGTTCCGGTTATGAGGAAAATTGTAGCAGTTGTGCAGAACGTTGCTGACTGGTTTAATCACTTGTCCGAATCACAAAAAAGATGGGTGGTATACATAGGTGTAGCTGTTGCAGCACTTGGTCCAATCATAGCTGTAATTGGAGCGCTCGCAGCTGCAATAGGCGCTATTATAGCATTTGCAGCACCGCTCGCAGCCATTATAGGTGTAATTGCTGCGATAGTGGCAACAGTAGTAGCATTTATTGCGATAATCAAGAATATACCTACTGCATGGAAAGAGTTAAAAGAAAGCGCAAAGAATTGGTGGGAAGGTATGAAAGCTGATCTCCAAGCGTTTGCACAGTTTTTTATCAACATATGGCATGGCATAACAGGGGCAGTTATTGCAAAGTGGAATGCAATTAAAGCGGGAGCACAAGCGATATGGAATGGAATCAAGTCGTTGATTGCAGGAGTTGTTAATGGCATAAAAGCTAATATAAGTACTGCAGTTAATGTCATCTTAAGCATATGGAATGGACTAAGAGCACTAGGCGGAATTGCATCGAGCGTATTTAATGCAGTAAAACATGCAGTGTTACATCCGGTTGAAACAATGAAGAATAAGATCCGTAGCATTATAAATGCAATAAAAGGATTCTTTCATTTTTCAGTTCCAAGACCTCACATTCCACTACCACACTTTAGCATAAGTCCAAAGGGATGGAGAGTTGGAGATTTATTAAAAGGTTCAATTCCAAGTCTAGGCTTAAAATGGTATAAGAACGGAGGTATTTTTAACTCCGCAAGTGTAATTGGTGTCGGTGAAGCAGGCACAGAGGCGGTAGTACCATTAGAAAAGCTGTGGAATAATTTGGACGGAATGAAATCTGAAATAGCTCAATCGCTCTCAGAAACGTTAATGCAAATGGTGCCAATGATGGCGGCTAGCATGGCCACTGCAATGGAGGGAATGTCATTTAATGTTTCAAATAAAGAGCTCGCTAGAGCAGTAGCCGGACCAGTGTCAAAAGAACTGGAGAAAATTCACATAAGAACAGATAGAAGAAATGGGAGAGTATAGAAATGTTTCTAGGTAAATCTCATAGCAAAAATTCAATAATTCTTAACGGGGGGCGCCACAAAAAAAAGCTGGCCCCCGGGTTTTTCTTTTTTTGTTTGT